AATTTCCCGCGTTCTCTTTTAAGATGCGACCCCACCCCCGTTCTTGTGCCGTCTTCTTTCCGTGGCACTGGATGCACAACAGTTGTAGGTTGGTCTCATCATATATCTCACCGCCCTGTGCTATGGGCTTGATGTGGTCCACATGAATCTCACGCTCGAAGAGTGGCACATGACCACACTCCTCGCATCTTGGTCCACGTCGCATGAGTATGGCCTGTCTGTATTTGCGCCATCTCTTGCTTGCGTAGAGTGGATTGGTTTCTGTGATCCTCTCCCTCTTGTGCTTTGGCTTTAGGTAATTAGGCATACAATTCATTAATTAACTACTTTTTTCAAAACTTTCTTAGAGCTATATACTCTATACATATATATCATGTTTATATATATAGTAGTTAATGTAGTTAATTCTATTAGTGTAGACCTACGTTCCATACTGTTTTGAGTAGTTACTAAGTGGTTCATTTTAGGCCCTATTGGTTAATTGGTGCCAGGGCTTTCACCATCCGCACATTGTCCGTAGATGTAAAAACTCGCAGTTTTAACCCCAACTGATTAACAACTGACCGCACTTTGTTCCTGGCGAAAGGTCTGTTTGAAGTCTCGTGGCAATAGCTCGTATAGGTCCGGTAGAACTCACTGAAGGAGATCTCCTGGCCCTCGTACATAGTGAGCTCTTCATCATAGAAGCTCTGGAGCGAGTTGATGGCTCGGCGGTACTCTGCCAGCTCGATGATGTTGGACGGTACTTCCGTGAACTTTCGGTGCTTCTTGAGCCGCTGGAGCCCGATGTTGGCCCAGGCAAGAATCCCAGGAATCTCCTCCCGCAGCTTGGCCGTGAGAGCCCAGTCCTCTCGCCCTACAAAGGAATTGTTGAGGTTGATCACCATCAAACGCCGGAAGACCCCGTTGCTGATGTCATCCACCATAGGGAGCCCGTTGGTCGCAAAGGCAAACTTCGCATGGGGCGTGAAGTCAAACGGCTGCTTGTACTTTGGGTTGGCCGTCATGGTTTCACCCGCGATGGCCTTCTTGAAGCCTGTGGTCCCTGTGTTGTCTTTGTAGCTGATCTCTGTCGCTATGTTGACCCAGGATCCAACCAGGCGCTCAAGGTTGCGCTGCTCGTTAAGCTCATGCCACTCCAGGCGTGTGACGTGCGGGAAGATGGCAGCCAAGACGTCCAGGATGACGCTCTTGCCGTTGCCACCATCACCGTACAGTACCAGGGCCTTGTGGAGGTTGAGGCTTCGGTCCATGCAATAGCCGAACCACTCCTGGATCACGGCTATCTTTTGGGCCTTGTCATCATCACCCTCAAACACATCATCCAGGAACTTGAGCCATTTCTCTGGTATGCCCAAGAGGTCATAGTAGTGTGGTATGATGTCCGTCTGTTTGAGCTCAATTCGGTAATCTTTTGAGCCGATAAACAGGCCGGACTGATCCAGGTATCCGTTCTCGAAAGGGATAACCTCAAAGTTCTCCTCGTTGTTCTCCAGCTTGCGAGCCAAGTGGTCGGTGATGTACTTTGCCTTTTGGTCGCTGCCTTTACTCTTGAGAAGGTCGAAGATCAGGCTCTGGAGCTCCTTAGATGTAAATTCTGCATAATAGTTATTATAAGCGATAAAAAAACGGCCCTTTCTGTAAAAGCCGTTCCGTTCAGTGATTTGCTGCTCGAGCCATAAGGCGGCAGCGTAGGGGTCGGTCAGTCCGTCAATTGCTTCCATCTGTTAAAAAAATCGTTCCATCTTGCTATATCAAACTCTCTGTGACTAAATTCTTCCAAAATCTGTGCAAAGTCCTTTTCCCGGATCAGTGCAAAGTACAAAGGGTGAGAATACAGTCTGGTGAAGAAGAGCGTCATCTTCCGAAGAAGCTCCGCTTCATGTCTGAGCTGCTCGAGCTCACGCATATGCGTGACGTAAGCCCGGCGCTCGTTGTTCATGTTGAGGCCTTTGGCCTCTGCTCGCTCAATGCTTTTACGCCAGGCGTTCATGGCGTAGGTATGTCAGTCCTTCGAACTTCATCTCCGAGTAAGCCTGAGCCAGTTTCGTGTTAAAGAACTCCAGCGATATGTGGACCTCTCTTCCGCACTCGTTCAAGAAGAAGAAGCGGAACTTCATGGGCTTTCTTTCCATCACATAATCTTCTCGCGTTTCAACATCCAGGCGATCTCCTCAGCGTCCTCGATGGTCATCACCACCAGGGTCGCTTTCCGGTTCTTCTTCCAGAGGAGGACGTTGTACATCCCATCTGTCTGCGGCATGCGCTCCAGGACCGCGTGCGGATCCAGGCCGCGCTCGACGTGCTTGGCTTGGAACTGGAAGGGGTAGGTCTCAACGAAGTCTACTCCCTGGGCGTCCAGCCACTTGTTCATCTCCCGTGCCGTCCGGCAGTTGGGGAAGAGCTGCCGCAGCCTTCTGGCCACGGCTTGCTCGAATCGGTTGCCTTTGTGCTTACTGTTCATGAGTCAAAGGGATCAATGTCTGCGGCGTACTCATCCAAAAGCGGGTAGATTTTCTCCCGCAATTCCTTCGGCAGCTGCACAACGTGCCCACCTATAAATAGGTTCCAGTTATGCACTCGAATCGTGCATCCGTCCTCATCACAATCGCGGTAGGTTTCCACGATGATTTGGTCCTCAAGGTTGAGGTCGCAAAGGGTCATTTCGTGTGTCATCGCTTTCTGTTTTTGCCTTCATACCAGTGCAGCCACGTCTTCATCTTTTGCAGCTGCTTCATCTGTCCCCAAAGTTCGCTGGCTTCGTGAGCCGTTGCTTCCTGTTGCTTTGCTCGTACCAGGGCGAGCTGGCCTTCAATGAAGACCTCAAGCTCTTGCCCCATAGGTGTCTCAAAATTGCTCATGTGCGTCCTTCATTTGGTCATACACAAGTTTGGCCAAATCCTTCAGCTCGTGGACGCGGTAGCCGTCTTTAGCGTTCAGGTGCTCCATCGCCAATTTAAACGCGACCTGGATCAGGATGCTGCGGTCTTTACCTCCCGCGTTGTTTGCGGGAGCTTGTGGTGTATATCCGCCGCCGCGGTTCTGGTTGAAGTCGCTCACGATCTTAGCCAGGGGCGTCTGGTTGCGGTCGGTCTTGCCGGTCAGCTCGTAGTTGATGGATTGCCCAGCGTGGAAGGCGTCGGGTTTCTTGGCGTTCACCTTGATGTGTTCGCCGTTGGAGAGGTGCAGCTCGTAGGAGTACATGAGGCCGTAGGCTGACTCCCAGGTGCCGTCACCGGTTGCGTGTTGGATGGTTGCAGTTTTCATTTTGACAGATTAAAAAGGAAACAAAAGGCGAACGATCGCGATGGTTGCCGCGACCATAGTCAAAGACAAAGCGATGAAACCCATGATGGGCACACCTTTTTTGTCGATCCACTCGATGAATTTCTCACTCATAGCAAAGGGTTTAAAAGATTAGGTACCGCTAAGCTATGGCAAACAACTCTATCTGTGTGTGTTGTTTTCGTTCAAAATTTGCGGGAAAATATCCAAAAAACGCTTTCCGCTGCTTTTGCGAAGGTAAAAGTCCACCGTGATGCAGCCGATTGGCTTCGCTGGAGCGCCTCGTTCAATGTGCCATCCGAAGGCTCCATCCCCGTACTCATCCTTGTACGTTCCCGTGCGAACGTGGAGTACGTCCTTGATGATTGGCACACGCCTACCATCTAAACCAGCTTTGGCCTGATACATGGCATACAATTCATGAACGTGACCCATCCAGATGCAGTCTGCCCCCTCGACGTCAGCCATCTTCCGCTGGTTTTGGATTACGCCACGCGTCACTGGGCCTCCACCTCCTGATCCGTGGAAGTAATGAATCTTCCATGATCTGTCAAATGTGGAGCTCCTAAACTGTAAAGTGAGCCAGCCGCCATAGCCTCCGGTCACGATGGGCTGCTCCGGTTTGTAGGTGTAGTTGAACAGGTCAGCGAAGCGCTGGAGCGGGTCCGTCTCGACGTTCTTGATGATGGCGGTCTCGTGGTTGCCGTAGGCGATGAACAAGATGGTGTCGGCATAGTCCCCAAACCAATTGACCGCATCCTCGATCACCGCGTCCAGGTAGTTGACCTTGTTGTGCTCCGGACGGATGTCCTTTTTGCTTCTGCGCGGGTCGTATTTGCCCTGCATGAGACAAAAGAAGTCCCCGTTGATCATCACCTTCGCGCCCTCCTCTTTGGCAAGATCCAGGTGCTTCTTTAGAGCTCTGCGATCACAGTGAGGATTGTCCCAGTGTATGTCCGAGAGCAAATAAAGTTTGATTTTGTTTCCCGGCACGTCCAGGGTGTGGGAGTTGCGGTGGTGGGTGATTATCATCTGCGCCAGATTACGCCGAGCAGTGCCAGGGCGAGGACGGCGATCACCCCCATCACGGCCCACTCTTGCCGTTTGTCAACCTTTTTTGTGACTTTTTCCACGATTCTGTCAGTATATATGTGGACAGTATCGCCTTTGCATGTGCTCTTGAGGTAGACCTTCTCCCCGGGCAGCTTGATGAGTTCCACCTGGACGCGCTCGTTCTCAAGGCGTAGGGTGTCGCGAAGTTTTAGGGTATCGTGGACGGTGGTGGTCTCTCGGATCACCGTGTGGACCGTCGGTTGTACGGTTTTACAACTCCAGGTACTTAACGCGCTTGCCGTAAGTAATAGCGCGAAGCACTTGCATTTTAAGGTCTGCCGGATCATAGCTCACATGCACCCACTGCGGTTGGTCAATAGATCCGAACTCCCAGATCAATTGCGTGTACACCAGGTTGGTACGAATATAGTCAAAAAGTCGTTTGTGATTGCCGTCAGGCATCTGGAGGTCTGCCGCCATGCCTTTGAGGTGGTGTGAGTTGCGGGCACCATGCACCAGGGTGTTGACTGCGACAGAGCGGAAGCCGCTGGTCACCTTAATTGGCCCCAGCGCATCACGAGCGGGTTGTAGGACCTTCTCAGCCAGAAGCTGAAGAGCCGCTTGCTCCTTCGCGCCTGGAGTGTTATCCACAGAAAAGCGAGTTCGAGTGAGCTCATGCAGTGTGAAGTTGGTGGTCAGTCTTTCGCCCATAGTAGTCCGATAATAGCGGGCAAAAATACGCCCGCCTCGGTCAAAGTAGCCTTCTCAAACCACACCAAAAGAAAGGCACCCATAAAGAGGATGCCTCCCAGGATGCTGGTCTTTGGGTTCTCAGTTATCCTTTTGAGCATCTTTGCGCCACTGGTAGATGGTCCATGCGATGGTCACACAGAAAGAGATCACCCCCACGATCGGAAGGATCTGTGCTGCGAGCGCGCTCATGACGTTGAGCGTCCAGGCTCCGGCGATGTGTTCGTTTGTCATTACTCCCAGATCATGCCCGCGAACTGGTGCGCCTCCGTTCCTGGAGCCACGTTCACGGCGTAGGTTGCGAATCCACTCACAGGAGCGTCCACCCAAAGGATGTCAATGCTCTCTTTCGTGCTTTGGTCCGTGCATACTGGCATACCTTCAGCGTCGGTTCCCCAACTCTTGCACAATTTGCCAAGCTCCACAACCGCCACAACTTTGGTAGCGTCCCACGTTGGTTCGCCTTCTTCGGTTACTTGAATCTTGGCCTTTGCCGTAGCCCATTGCGTGGGCGTGAACTCGTACTTTTTGTAGGTTGCCATATCTTATGCGGTTAGTTCTGCCATTTGAGTGGCGGTTAGTGCGGATGGGAAAAACAACATTTGCTTAATTCCTAAAGAACCAAAGGCATCGTTAATAGTAGTAGTCAAACTCGTAGCACTCGCCCAATTGCCTACAATTGATGCCGTGCCAATTTCTACTCCATTAGCGTAAGCAGTATACGAAGATGCCGTAACGCTTACCGCCAATTTTGCTGGGCTATTTGCATTTAATCCAGAGGCCGCAGCAAAATACGATGAACCGCTTGTAAAGATTCTAAATCTATGCTCGGGGGTTGCGTTGTGGTTATAGCCCAAAAAATCACCGCTTGCGAAATTAAGGACAAAGTTTACGCCCGTTTGGTTTACTTGGGGTATAGTGTTTCCGTCAAACTCAAGGAACCAAGTAGCCGAACCGCTTGTAGCAAACGCAGTCGCAAAGGTGGTGTCCGCATCATCCGCCACACGGGTAACGCTTGTGCCGTTCGTGTTGATGTACGAAGTTGGGTAGGCGGCACTATTCTCCGCTTGCGCTCCGTAAACCCAAAGGTTCTCGGTCGTTGCGCCAGTCCATCCACCGCCAAGACCAAAGGCACCACTCGGGGGTGCGCTTGTTGGCGTTGCGGTAATGTACACTTGCTCGGTGGCGGACGTAATGGTTGCGGCAAATACGGCCGAGATTCGGTACCATCCGTTGCCGTAACTTGTGATATTTGCGTTGGTTGGTGCGCTATGTACTCCGCCAGCGCCAATATCTAAAACCGAACCCGTTTCAATGTTAAACTTTACCGCATTCCAGTTCGTGGAACTATTGTACATACCAATCTGCACAAAGTCGTTGTCCTTCTTTTTCACGAAGAACGAAAGCGCAATGCTTGGGTCTGTTAAACTTCCAAGATTAAATACCGTTGTATGGTTTCCCGTATCGGTTGTGTTTGCGATTAGGTCGGCATTTGTATAACCATCGGGCGAAACGGCATCGTTTGCCGTTGTGGTCATCCTCGTTTGAACCCAAGCCGCATTATCAAAACTCTCCGAGTAGGTGATTAGGTTTGTCCGCTGCGGCTCAAGCAACAAGCGAGGGCAAGAACTATTAAGGTAGTCCAAACGGGGTACGCCACTGGCTACGGATTCAATTAGTCCGCTTGCGTTTACGCGGGTAGCCGTACTGGCGCGGGTAAAGGTTAGCTGCCCGTCGGTAGTAAGGGGCTTTTGGGCGTAGATTTTCCCGCTTTTGTAGCCGCTGGGGACTACAACGAGGGAGGCCTGATCATAAAATGCACTCATAGCAGATTTGCGATAGCGTTGATTGTACAGTCACGGGCCTCCACAGTTCCAGAATCTGCGAGGACGTATGCCTCGTAGGTGTCCCAGATAGGGGCGGCGTAGTTTCCTCCTGTAAAGATAGTTAAAAACTGAGCGGTGTTCATGAGAAACAGAGGTTTAACTCTACGACACCCCCGTCACCGATGACGTAGGCGTAGTAGTAGGGATTGGGTGGGAGTTCGTAAGTGATCATAATTCCTGATCCGGACGTTTGGAGTCGGAGCTGGTCAAGATGTTGCCATCCAGCAAGGCGCGGTAGGTAGCCCTGGAGTCGCGGTCGTTGAAGCTCATGTTCACGGGTCGGTAGTCCACGCCGTCCCAGGAGAACGTGTGGTTGTAGGTATATGTCTCGTGAAGGTCCAGCTCGTAGTACTGTCCCGGCTGGTAACTCTTGCGAGCGAGTTGGTACGCCACAATACTGAGCAGAAGATTGTCATCCGCGTCCCAGTATATGTTCCCGTAGGCGGTAGTGCGGGCCGTGGAGGTGAAGCATCGCAGCTCTCCGGGAAGTGCTGCGGCAACGCCTGAAGACGTCCAGATGTCCCCGAGCTCTGTGGTGAGCTGCGTGGTCACTCCGTTGATCCGCGCCGTGTTGTCGGCGTAGTAGATCGTGGTGTTTGGGTTGGCGTTGTGGTACGCAAACTTCATGGTCGCTCGCACCAAAATCGTGTCTGCCATGTAGCCGCCCGTCTGGGTGCCCGTCACCGTGTAGTACATGGGCTCCGTCCCGATAGTGGGGAGGGTGTCCAAGTGCTCCGAGGAGATGATGACCTGGATGATTTCAAGGCTGGGCCCTGGTCCGAAGATGTCCTTTTGGGTGTAGGTCAGGTAGCTCGAGGTCGTGGTCCAGTCGGTGCCGTTCCAGTAATAGTTCCCGAATTGAATCGTGACGTAAAATTCCACATTAATAGTCCCTCCGGGAAATCCAGCGTCGAAGCTCAGGCGCATGTCCAGAACGGAATCCCAGTCGATGTGGTTGGCTCCAGTTGGCGTGACATTGCCCACGAAATAATTGTCACGCTCCTTGTTCACCAGGCTCTCATCACGGATGATTCCCTGGCTCGGCTGGTTGTGGATGATAAACGTCTCCCTGAAGGCTGGCTTATACATCTCCGTGCCGTCAGCGTAGACGGAAGGGGTTGCCGTGAGTCCGCTGGGTGTGATGCGCCCAACGAAGCCTCCCAAGCTGGAGTAGCAGTTGTACCATGCCGGGGTCTCAAGCCACACGGTACGGAACACGAGCTCCCCATGATCTTGGAAGAGAACAAGGCCGAAGGTGGCGAGGATGTCGTTGAGTGCTTCGCGGTAGGTGCGGAACTCTCCGTCCTTAAACCAGAGGCCCTCCTGGATGCAGCCCGTCCACCAAAGTCCTCCCTGGTTGGTGGTGATTCCTTTGTTTTCTGGCTGAAGGTGCTCCGATACGAAAAAGCCCGTATAGCAGTCCCAAAAGCCGGAGAGGTTGAAGATGTCCGCGATTTGGTCCGTGAAGGCTTTGGTCCCGGTGTACTGGTAAAAGTCCGCGCGGCGGTCCAGCATCTGGAAGCCGTCCGAGAACGCCAGGCGGATGAAGCGCTGGCCATTGATCACTTCGATCTGACAGTTGTCTGGCACCATGAAACCGCGCCAAATGACGTCTAAGCCCTTTTTTTGCTCCAGGATATACTTGCCGTTGGCATCGCCTAAGATCGTGCGCCAGTCGCCAATATTTAGGCCTCCAAAGACCTCAACGCTGCATGTGCTCGGTACGATGCCTGGCAGTACGTTGTCCTGTGCCTGGTACGACACCTCCCAAGAGGCCACGGTGAACGTCAGCCCGGGCGCTGGGCTCAAGGGCGCGTCAACACCCCAGAGGCTCCACTGGTGCTCTGCCGTCTCTGCCGTTGCAAATAATACTTTAGCCACCGATCCGAGCGTAGTCTAAGGCGCTGCGCGTATTGCCCAGGTACAGATCCGAGCCCTTGACGCGAGCGTTCAAATTTAAGTCACCACCACCGAAAAACTGGTTGAGTCCTCCGCCCATGCCCTGGCTCACCGCCCGAAAGCTCATGCCCAGAGGCATGCCTGTGATTGCACTCACGACCGCGGCCATCGCCAGGGTGGCAGCCATAGCCACGGCCATCTGTTTCACATAGTCCATGATGGCCTTCTTCAGGACCTCAAAGAAGTCTTCGCCGTTGAAGAGCGCCGCCTCGAAAGAGCTGGCGAGGATGCTGCCGAACTCTCGGCCCACGGCGGTGGCAAATTGCAGCTCTCTGCTCCAGTCTCTGGTCCGCTCAATCAAGGGAACCATCTCGCCCTCGAGCATGTCCACCTCTTCGATGACACCCTCCAAAGGCTCGTAGGCGTTCATGACCTCTTCCTTCGCCACGAACTGAAAATCCTCTTGCTGGTATTGGCGCGCGAGTGATAGCATCGTACTCAGTCGGTCGATGAACTTGTCAGCCTCGCGGTTGGATTCCTTCAGGCCGTTAACGGCTTTGTCTGTGGCCATCTTGAGGCCTTCTCCCATCTTGGGAGCTTCGAGTGTGATGTTCTCGAGTTCTTTCCTGGCTCCCGCAGCTCCGTCCAGATACACGCGCATGGCTGCGCCGCCTGTGACGTTGGCGTAGCTCGCGAGGTAGGCAATTTTCTCCCAGAGCGTCAGGTGGTCGCTCATGAGGTTGTTGATGATCTTGAAGCCTTCGGCCACAAAATTCAGCATCCCCTCGTAGACCGGGAGGAGGCTCTCTCCGATTGACATCTGGAGGTTCTCAATGGACGCCCGCTGCGCGTCGATGCGGTCCTTTGTGGTCATCACCTGATCTCCCGCTGCCTTCATCGAAGAGTCGATGATTCGGCCCACTGCATCGGCAAAGGTGCCGCCCTTCTCGAGCTCCTGGTTCAGCTCGCTGGCTGAGATGCCGAGGTTGTCCAGGATCAGGGTGCTCTGGCGTCCCACACCGTTCACGATGGATTCCACCATGTAGTCGACGGAGGTGCCCATCTCCTGGGCTTGCTTCTTGGCAAAGCCGAGGTACTTGGTGAAGTTCTGGATCGGGATGCCCAGGTTTTCAGCCTTTACGGCTTGTTGCATCAAGTTCAGGTCGTTGACCGTTCCCTTGACCTGTGCGCGCATCAGGCGGAGGTTGGCCTCGTTGCCTATGCGCTCAAAAGCTCGCGCGACGCCTTCGGCCTGGAGAGCCAGGTCGATGGATTGCTGAGCGAATTCCTGGATCTTGGAGCCCACGAAGGCCGCGCCAATTACTCCGCCCAGGGCAGAGAACTGTCCGCTCATTTTCTTGATGGAGGAGTCCACCTGGGTGATCCCACGGCGGAACTCGTTGACATCAAGGCCGAGAATTACGTTGGCCGTCGTGTTATTGCTCATATTGCTTTAAAAGTGCCCGGAGGCTGCTCTCTCTTTTTTCATCATCGAAGCGGAGGAGGTCAGTCTCTTGGACCGTCTTCTTCACGCTCTTCCCTTCTATGTTCACGATGACCGTGGCCAGCCATCGGGTACGTCTCCACTGATCCTTCTCCTTCTCGAGAGCATGCCGAAGCACTGCTTCGAGCTCATCCCTGGTCAGGCTCAGCGCATCCGCTTTGGACAGGCCGAGCCGCCCTACCAGCTGACCCAGTACGTCTACTGGGCCGCCGGCGGGGAAAAAGGGGCGTTAAGCCTCTCGGAAAGTTCGGACAAGTCCCAAGAGCCCGCCATCATTTTGAACTCATCAAAAGATGGGCGATCTTGTACATCCCAGAACTCTTGAGCGTAAAGCATCGCCAAAAGGTCGGCGAGACCGTACTGCTTGAGTTCTGCGAGTGGTTTGCCAGCTACTTCTTCAAAAAGAAGAGCTGCTCCGAGCGTGAACTTTTTTCCCATGTCGCTCACGTCTTAGTTGGTACCTACGGTGAAGGCTCCGGTGCCGTTGAGCGAGAAGCTCACGGATCCATTGTCTTTGTCCGGTGCAGAAACCGAAAGCTGCGTGAGGATGGCGTCTCCGATGATGTTTGACTCACCAGTGGCTGGCGTAGATGTGCCAGCGGCCACTTGAGTGATTTTGATTTTCACCGTGTCACCCACCTTAGCGTACAACTCGTCAGGGTTCCAGTTGGTTGCGTCATCATCGCCGAAAAGCATGGTACCAGATACGGTCCAAGTCTTAGCGCTGGTAACGTATGAGCGGAAGACCGCCACGTCCTTAGAAGTGACCTCGCGGGTCTCTGCGTTCATCTCAAAAGAGCACTCCGTCTCCGAAGCGAAGGCCTTGTAGGTGGTTCCACCGTCAGCCGATAAGAAAAGGCGAACTTCGCCTCCTGAAATTGTTGCCATGTCAGTAATTGATTAAAAAAGTGAAGTCAGCCGAGAGAATCAGGCTCTCATCCTGTTCGTTGTAGAAGATCTGTGCGGTCTCCATGTATGCCTGGGTGAAGGTTACCTCTGCCGCGACGCCGAGGGTGGCGGCTGCGCAGTCTTCGCCCTCAATGTCACCAGAGTCATCCAGGACCTCCTGGCGGTACAACGGGATGACGCGCGGGTAGTGCTGGAGGTGATGGCGGATCTCTGTGAGCTCTGCTTGTGCCAAATCACTGTCTGAAAAATGCAAAAAGAGAGTCACGTTCAAACGCTCGGCCTTGTACTCATCTTTGGTCTCTGTGACGTCGATGCCGTTGAGCGTGAACACGATGAAGTCCTCCGCAACGCCCTGAGGCGCGGCATACGAGTACACGGGCACAGAGGATGCCGCGTTCACTGCTTCGTACACATACTGGAGGTAGTTCATCGGAGGTTCTCTTTGATTCTCTTTGCTACAAATTTAGCGATTCTTTTCTGTGCTTTTGCGGGTACGTCCGTGGCATCCACTGCTTTATCAAT